GTCGCACGGATGCGTGAGACTATGACTAGGTGGTTCCAGGATTTCTCCATTGACAAGGCACAGTTCTCGCCTTGTCACGGTCCTGGAAGCGTAGCAGAACTTACAGGAGACACAAGCGTATTGAGCAAGTACCGGTTAATTGCACCGGACCAGCTTACTGCGTATGTCTTTCGTAAGTATGCGGACCTCGACGTCTATTCCTACCTTCCCTTCGTTAATGATGGAGTTACGACCCATCAGGCAACGGTTATCTTTGTGCCCAAAAGCGCAAAGACTCTCCGTGCCATTTCGAAGGAACCTGCTACCTTCATGTTCTATGAACAGGGAGTTAGCAAGGAATTAGATAGGCATATCCGGAGACATCCGGAGCTCTCGAAGCATATCTGTCTGCAAAGACAGGAATTGCAACGGGAGATGGCGTTAGAGGCGTCGTCGACGAGGGAGTATGCTACTGTGGATCTCTCCGCAGCTAGCGACTCAATCTCGTTCGACCTCGTAAAGAGTATATTCCGCGATACTACATTGTATCCCTACTTGGTTGCACTTCGGTCTAGGACCGCTGTGCTTCCATCTGGTAAGGTTACAACGATGGCGAAGTATGCTCCGATGGGAAGCGCGTTGAGCTTCCCAATCGAATCGCTTATCTTCGCATGTATCGTGGAATGTACCAAGGACTACGTATACCACACCACGGGAGTGTTGCACGACCGTTGGCGGGTATACGGCGACGATATCATCGTGGCAGATGCTCTCTTGGGAGATCTGTTGGTTAACCTCCAGTTGTGCGGGTTCACCCCCAATTGGAGCAAGACCTATGGCGGCAACCACCGATTCAGAGAATCGTGTGGATGCGACGCCTACGATGGTACGGACGTGAGCCCTATGAAAATAGGCCGCAAGTTTTCTTCGCGGGATGTTCACGTCCGGTCGGCCGGTCTTTTCGAGGCACTCATAACCATGGCGAATTCTGCTCATGATTATGAATTTTGGTTGCTCCGGCGGTACATTGTGGATAAACTCATCCACTCCACCGGTTGGGCCCCTCATTTTTCTGATGATGGGCTCTGCGGCCTTTACTCTAGTACCCCTACGAACTTCCATCTGAAAGCAAGATGGCGTTCGAGGTACCAAAGAGAAGAGATCCGCGCAACCATGCCTGACACATACCAGTCACACTACGGTATCCCGAGATGGGATTCCAAAGCACAACGGTATCGTGATCAGGAGCCTGAGTCGGTCACTGAAGAAGAGCGGTACTACCGTTGGTTGAGAGCAGCCGCATCGCGGACTGCTACACCCTTCGAAAGTGCTTATCTTCTTCAAACCGACGATTCGGAGCGAGTTCGTCTCCACCATTGGTTTTACCTAGCCTCTATGAGGAAAGGTGATCCATTGGCGGACGATTTCTGCATCGAATCAAAGATCGGTAGTTCTGGCACCTATCTGGCCAAGCGGTGGATCGTAAAGCCTGCAGAGCGGTAGGACTTGTTGCTATAAGCAGCACCTCCTTACGTTCGGGGTTTCCACCCCCAGATTTGTGCCCGCTCACGGAATTAGCCTCGTGAGTGTAGGGCGG